GAAGATGGATGGATTATGAATCTGCAAACTTTGATGTAAGAATTATAGCAGGTGCAACGTTACCATTAAATAGGTGGGCATTACTTGAAGAATACTTTAGGTGGTTCCAATCTGGACTAATTGATGATGTAGCTATGATAGCAGAAACAGACATTAGAAACAAAAAGCAATTAATAGAACGAAAAAGTATGTATTCTCAATTGCAATCACAAATACAAGGATTGTCTGAACAGATGAAAGATAAAGATGGTACAATAGAAACATTAGAACGACAATTAGTACAGTCTGGAATTAGAATGAAAGTTCAAGAGGGTGGATTAAAAATTAAAGATACATTACAAAAAACAGATGCAGAACAAAAATTATTACAAAATATGATGAGAGCAGAGTTTGATTTAATACGTAGAGATTTGCGAAAAGAAGTAAAAGATGATGCAAAAGAACAAAAAGATAAGCAAAAAAAAGACTTTGAAGATTCTGCTAAACAGAAATAAATTTACTTAAACTAAAAGGATAGTAAAATGAATAGTCAAGAACAAGTAAGTAACGCTCTTTCGGGAGCCCCAGAAAGTTCTTCTAACGAAGAAATGGATGTCGATAAGTTTTTCGAGGCTTTAGACAACCAAGTGAATGGTTCAATCTATGATAATGAACCACAAATGACCAATCAACCTCAGACAACCTCTAATCAGTTGGATAATCAAGATGTACAATCTGAACCTACTGACATGAGCCCTGTAGAAGGTCAAGATACGGATATTGGAAATCTGCAAAAACGGTATAGTGATTCTAGCAGAGAAGCTAAAAAGCTTAGTAAGCAATTAAAGGAGATAGAACCATATATGCCAATACTCGATGCTATGAAAGAAGACCCTAATTTAATTTCTCATGTGAGAGGTTATTTTGAGGGTGGTGGAGAAGCGCCTAGTTCGATGAAAGAAAAACTAAAATTAGGTGAAGATTTTGTGTTTGACCCAGATGAAGCTATGTCAAATTCAGATTCAGATTCTGCAAGAGTATTGTCAGCAACAATTGATGGTGTAGTTCAAAAAAGATTAAATGAAACTATGTCTCATCAAAAACAAGAGAATACAAGACTTGCAAAAGAAATTGAATTTAAACAAAAGCATAATTTGGATGACGGACAATGGTCTAAATTTGTTGAATTTGCAAAAAATAAAACTTTAGAGTTAGATGATATATTTTATCTAATGAATAAAGGTAAAAGAGAGCAAACTATTGCTCGTAATGCAAATCAAGAAGTAACCAATCAAATGAAAAGGGTTCAACAAAAACCTGCTTCATTAGCGTCCGCTGGTAGTTCACCAGAACAAGAAAAATCTCACGATGATATGGTTTTTGATGCTATTCTAGGTGCTGAAAACAAATTAGAAAAAGCACTAGGATTCTAAAACATTAGTTTTGGTCTCCTGTTGCATAATCAGTAAATAAAGAATAGGAGCCTAAAATGGCAAGTGACCTTTTACAAGTTGGTGGAGTTACTGGTTTAACTGAGAATAGCGCTGGACTCGATGATAATCTGAGTACTGGTGACCTGCGGAGGCGGTATAACTTTGGCGACAAAGTATCCGAATTAGCGATTGCACAAGACCCGTTTTTTCGCTTGGTGTCTAAGGTAAATAAAAAACCTACCGATGACCCTCAGTTTAAATTCACAGAACGTAGACCATCTTACCATAAGCGATATGCTTATGTCATGGGGCATAGTAGAAATGGAACCCCAAATTATGCTGATGCTGAATTGTTTCAGCATGACGCAAACGCAGCTGCTTCAGCGGCTGGTCAAACAGTTAGAGTATACATGGTAACTGACTATAAGTCAGATGGAAATATTAGCAATGTTCAAGGACAAACAGGTTCATCAAAAATTGATGTCGGAGTTGCAGGAACAGCGCCAGAATTTTTCCTTCCTGGCCAAATAGTTAAGATACCTGTAACTTCTGAAGCTGGTGGTGGAGCTGCTTTAACAAGCAATGCTACTGTTGGTTATCATGTTGTAAAAGTAACCGCAGTTGCAACTAAAGCAACATTAGATGGTAAAGAAGCGGTAGCTGTTACTGGAGATATTGTAAAGTTTGAATCAGGTAAAAATGAATTAGCATCTTTTACTTCTAACAACTTTGGCCCTGGCGGAGTCGCTGGAGATGAAGCTGTTGCAGATAGAGCTATTTCTAGTCAGCTTGAGTTTATGAGAAGTTACGTTGTTGGTAGCGCACATGCTCAAGGTAGTACTTACCCACAAACATGGCAAGACAATCCTTTCTCAACTGGTAATGGTCTTACACAAATTTGGAAGACTGCATTATCAATGGACAACACAACTCGCGCAACAGTACTAAAGTACGAAGGTAACGAGTTTGCACGTCTATGGAGAGAAAAGTTAATTGAACATAAGTTCGATATTGAAACTGCTATGCTTTTTGGTTCACAGTACACCGATGCAGCTGGAGTTCAATACACTCAAGGAGCTCTTGATTATATTGTAAACTATGGAAACATATTTTCATGGGATACAAATAAATCATCAGATGACTTCTTAGAGGATATGAGTAAATTCCTTGACCCTCGTTATAACAATGCAAACGCAACTGTATTCTTCTGTTCAACAGATGTATACAATTGGTTCCATAAATTAAGTGGATACTTTACTGCAAATGCTAAGAAGACCGATTTAGGTTCTGTTAATTCATTCGCAGCTAGAGGAGATATGTCAATGGGTGATAGAAAATCAGCCTTTGGCGTAGACGTTACTACTGTTTACACTCCATATGGAGTTATGAACATTGCTCGTAATGTACACCTAGATGGAACTAATGTTAAAATCATGGGTATCAACATGGCTCACTGTGCATACAGACCATTAGTTGGTAACGGAATTAACAGAGATACTGCAATTTATGTTGGTGTGCAAACACTAGAAAATAGTGGTATTGACAAACGTATTGACTTGGTACAAACAGAAGCTGGTATGGAATGGCAAATGCCTGAATCCCACGCAGTTTGGACTGGTTGATTATAATTAGTTAATCATGGATTTGATGCCCCTGACGTTATTTTCCTCCTTTTTTTCCGAAGGGGCAGAGAATCCTTATAGGACTTTGAATGGCAACAACTAACATAGCAACAGATATACAAAACATTACAGGTGTAACTACTGCAAACGCAGGGTTTATTACATCTGCACAAAAGTTTGTTGCATCTAAAATACCAAAAGATTTATTGGGGTTTGCAAAAGTTAAATCTGGGGATATTATTTCTGGCGATGATTCTGATGATAAAATATCTACATCTAAAATAACAGATGTTGTAAGAGATGGTTATCTTTGCACAAAAATAACAGTAGAACAAGCTGCTTTTGCTAATGACTCTGCGAGTTTGCAAAAATCAACAGAAAAATTTCCTACTTATACTATTATAGGAGATAGTACTGGTGCAAAACTACAAATACATCCTACTCCAACTGGAAGTAAAGTAGCAAACTATTATTTTATAGACCCTACAACAATTGATGACGATACTGTTCTTATGTCAGCAGTTATATATCATGCAGTATCAAATGAATATACAAAATTAGCATCTGCAACTGTTCCTAGTTTTTCAAGTATATCAGCACCTACTACACCTACTTTAACTTCTAATAGTATTAGTTTTAATGAAACAGCACCTACTTATTCTAAACCAACTTTAGTTTTAACAGGAGATATAAGTATAACAGATTTATCTGTAATTTCAGTTGCTCCTAATACTCCTACATTGCAAAGCAACTCTATAACATTTAGTACAACAGCTCCAACATTTACACCTCCTGCTATGGGGAGTCTTGATTTTGCAGATACAGAAGATTTAATTACAAATGAAGAAGACAGTGAAATGTTATCAGCAAGAATATCTGAAATAAATGCTAAAATCAGTGAGTATAGTGCAAGGATACAAGAGTCACAAGCAGTATTTAATAAAGAAAATACAGAATATCAAGCACAACTACAGAAATCAATTGAAGATGCTAGGTTAGCATCACAAGATGATGTACAAGCATTACAAAAATATTCTAATGATATATCTGTGTATCAAAACAATATAAATAAAGAAGTGCAAGAGTATTCGCAAAACACAGAAAAAGAAATACAATTATTTTCAGCAAAAAGAAATACAGAATTGCAAAAATATCAAAGTGATATACAAAATGAACTTAACGAATTTAACAAAGAAAATGTTGCTTATCAGGCTTTATTGCAAAAATCAATAGAAGATGCCAGATTATCTTCTCAAGAT